GTAGCCACTAGTCAAGTATATATTTATTTATTTCTTTGAAGCTTCAAGTAAGCGAGCGGCAACGCGGCGTGTGATTTCCTCAATAAAGGCATCTTCTTTGCTTGCCCCTTCTTCCATCTTGGAACGCTGACGCATTCTGGCTGCGGCATCACGTCCACGACCACCCTTTGCCTTTGGCTCGGGAGCCTTACCCTTTGCAGGGCGGCTTAGTCCAGCAGGCTTATATTCCTGATCTGCATGAGATCCGTCAACCTTTGCGGGTGCCTTTGACTGAGCTTCGCCTTCTTCCATTCTGGAGCGTTGGCGCATTCTGGCAGCAGCATCGCGGCCTCGACCACCCTTTGGCTTTTGCTCGGGGGCTTTGCCCTTTGCGGGACGAGTCAAACCAGCAGGCTTATATTCCTCGTCGTCGTCATCGTCGGCGGGGGCTTCGTCGGATGCCTCACCTTCTTCCATGACTTCATCATCGCCCATTTCCATGTCAGGCTCTTCGCCACCCATGTCGTCACCCATGTCATCGCCCATGTCCATTCCGTCGTCGGCCGGCATTTCCTCACCTCCTTCGCCGCCTTCAACATCTACCTCAACGCCAGTAACGCTTTGGATTGCATCAGCAATTGCACTGACAAGCTTTTCAACTTCGGGCTCACCCATGTCTCCGCCCATATCGTCGCCCATATCCATTTCGGGCTCGCCAACAGGATCTGCATCCTCGTCTTCAGGGGGCATGTCACCACCCATTTCTACGTCCATTTCCATTTCGTCATCTTCTTCAAGATAGCGATTGTTGACGAAGTTTTCCTCCAATACAGTGCCGACATTGGCTAGCTGCATAAAGCGACGGGTGATACTTTCGCTTAAGAGGGGCTTATCATTTTTGCTCATTTGTTGTTCTCCTAACCAAAAAAAGTGATAATATTGGTTTTGTTGTCATCAATAAATAGTGCTGACATTCCTGAAATGCTCTATTTTTTTAAACTGAATTAAGTATACTGAACTTTCTAATTTTTTCCATTGCTTTATCTTGTATTTGCTTGACTCTGACAAAGCTAATCTTTTCTCTTCTGGCTATTTCTCTTAATGTCATAGCGCCATGTTTTTTTACTGCTATCAAAGTACAGTTTAAGTCTTCCTCATGGTCAACCCACATTTTGCAGTCATTATTTGGACACGAAACGTCCTCTTTTATACATAGTTGATGGCACACTTTTAATGGTTTTTTTCTCATAAATCTGGATGCTCCTGTTCTAATATATCAAATATGTTTTCTATCTCTTCAGTGTCCAAACCAAAAGAAGCTTTAATTTGCTGAGCCTTTCTTCTCTGTTTTGAAGTCTTGCCCTTAACTGCTTTACTCCTGATCTTACTATTTGCGTTAAAGTGCTCTTCGAACCATTTCATAAAGTTGTCTTCTTCAGAAATATATGCACTTATAACAGAGCGAAAAAAATCCGCTTGCGACAAGCCATCGCTATGAAGCTTGATTTTCAGTTCTGCCTTGCGCTTCTCAGTATCATAAAAGACGATCTTTTGCGCTGGCTCTTTCACTCGTCAACTCTTAAAATATGGGTCGAGCTTTCAACCTGTGAGGATGCAGTCTGACGAATAAATCTAGCTTTGGTCTGAAATTCTAAAAAAGATCTCGCGCCAGTATATGAAAATCCGCTTTTTACGCCTCTTTCGATTGTTTTTAAAACCTTGCTGGCATGGCCCTTATATGGCACGGTGGTCGCGACACCCTCGATAGATGAGGATTGTCCTCTCCAGTCCTTTTGCGCAGCCTCGGAAGCCATGCCTCTATAAACCTTGTGCCTTACTGGGTCTGATCCGGGTACTTGTTTGTATACTATATTCCCTGGTGTTTCTGTTGTGCCCGACAGCATTGAGCCAATCATTACAAAATCGGCACCAGCAGCATATGCTTTCACCACATCGCCGCTATTTTTAATACCACCATCAGCGATAATTTTTGCCTCTCTGTCTGACATAGAACAATCCAAAATTGATTGGAGTGTTGGGATTCCGTGACCTGTTTGAATCCTAGTAGAACATATAGAGCCTCCTCCGATCCCTACACGAATACTGTCTGCCCCCCAGTCTGCCAAGTCGTTGAACGCCTCTAATGTTGCAACGTTGCCGGCCATGATATGAACGGTCGTTCCAAATGTGTTTTTAAGCGCCTCTATTGCTTGGCGCACTAAAATGTGATGGCCGTGAGCTACATCCACGCAAATAATCTTAACGCCACATTCAACAAGAGCCTGCGCTCTTTCAAGATAATCCCCTGTTACTCCAATTGCTGCTGCCGTTCTGTTGGCGTTGGCTCTGTTGCATATACTTACTTGCTTGTCAATTGTATTGTATCTGTGGATGACACCTAAAGCACCGTGGGTGTGCATAGTTTTGGCCATGGCCGATTCGGTGATACTGTCCATTGGCGAAGATATGATAGGCAATTTAAAATGCATGTGACTTAATTTGCTTGTAGTGTCAATTTCGCTTCTACTTTGTATGTCCGAATATTGTGGCACAATCAAAACATCATCAAAAGTTAAGTTCTCTCTCATTCTTCTTCCTCTTTTTCCTTTAAAAGTTTATTATATCCCTCGACTAACTTTTTCGCCTTTTCCCAACAGTCGGGACAGTATAGCCTAACGGTGTTCTTATCATTTCGAACGACGATACTCCATGTTGCAACCTGCTCTTTGTTCATTTTATCAAACTTTAGGTTACATGTCAAACAGTGGTCAGGTAGCTTGTCGAACAACATTACCTTTTCTGCCAACTCTTCATTGCCATTCTTCTTACATTCTTTGGCCAATGCTCGTCGTTGTTTTCTGTTCACGACTTCTCCATGGAAAAAAATTTCGGGCGAACTTCTTTAATACTATTATCAAACACTACCACCGCTGACGGGAAGGGCGCTGAATTCGTACTATCACCAAACTTAAGGCGGCCCCTTACAAGATGCACCTCGGCGGCGTTCATAACATACTTGTGCCAATATTTGGTATCGGTCCTGGCTGGAATTAACATAACGACTCTTGTGTTCTCGTTCAATGATTCATTATATGCTTTTTCAATCCACTTGTCAATACCTCGACCATAAGGAGGGTTAACAAAGCTCTTGTGTCCCGTCCAACTCTTTGACAGGCCATCTTCAATCTCAGTGTAGAAGTTGGCACACTTGGTGTTGTATGGACTTGCACAAGGATCGAGATCAAACGGGCCAAAACGCCAATTTAGTTTGTCAAAAAAATCTTGTGGTGTTGCCCATTCGCCTGTTGCGCTGGAAAACATTACTTTTTGTGTTGCTGTGTTCATTGTTTAGTGTTCCTCAAGTTCGTTCGGGTTATCAGTTAAATGCACAATCTTGTTTCCATTTTCATCAAAACAGCCACATTGGAATATGCCTTTGTCGTTTACTGTGGTTTCTCCATGAATGGGACAAACAGCATATTCCATCTTATTGGGCATACTTTCAACTTTTTTAAACCAAGCTTTAGTTCCATATATACTGCGAAGATGGGCCATTGGTCCACCGGGGTCATAGCACGGGCAAAGGCTGTGTTTATCATACATTCCGTGCTCTGGGCACATGCTGACCGCCATTTTAGCCATTTGTCGCCTTTGTTTTCTATTCACCTGTGCTCCCTAGGGCTCCATCGCCACGGTTACTCATGGTAATTGGATACCAATCATAAAGGTTTTTGCTGCTTGATTCAAGTGCCCTAAAATGAACAACTGGGACCAATACAACTTGGGCGATCTTATCGCCGGCATTGACAGACTGCTCAGTCGTTCCGATGTTGTGAAGGTTAATAAACACTTCTCCATCGTATCCAGAATCAATCACACAAGCGCCGACAATAAGGCTCTTTTTAGATGCAACTCCTGAGCGATTCTTGACCTCTAGCATGTAGCCGTGAGGTACGCCAAAGCGCAGGCCGGTCGGTAGAATCACACTATCACCGGGCTGAAGCACACATGGGGATTTGCCATCCTCTGGATTAAATCTGACATCCAAGCCAGCATCACTAGGGTTGGCACGAATGGGTGGCTTTGCGTTTTCGCGCACCCGTGCATATTCAATAATCACTTTTTCATCTCCTTTGCTGCCGCTTTGAAGTTGTCCATAATTAGGACATTGTTGGGCAATGTTGTCCTGCCCTCCAAGGCTGCAGAGATCAGCACGTCCATTTCGTCTGCAGGGTAGCGGCGGCGGGTGCCAATAAAGACAGCGTTGACCTCTCCCTTGTTGTGCATAGCGATCAACCTGGGTGCGATAGAGGCTTTTGCAAGACCCATCTTCTGCTCTATATTAGCAGGAGAGTAGAAGTATACCCTGTTTGGATCGATGGGGCGGGCCACACCGGTAACAGAAATAAATTCATCCTCGGTAATTGTCCATTCTCCGCTCACCTTTACCGGCTTCCAAGTGCCTTCTTTAACAAGGACATTGCGCGTATCAAAACAGCAACCGGTCATGCGTCGAATCTGAGCAAATGTAAGTCGCCGGTTTTCAACCGGTGGTGGCAAGTCTTTTACCGGTGCCACAGTATCTTCCACGATCTCCACGATCTCAGTTTCTTCTTCTGCGGTTTGTGCTGCAGTCGCCGGCAAGTCAACCAACTTCTCCATCAAAGACAGAGTTCGATTGTTTTGTTCTGTTTGTGTTCTAATGATATCTAATATTTCTTTTGTATAATTTGTCATTTTTGTTTTCCTTAGTTTAATAATTTAAAATTATGTCTTATTGATCTTGTTGAAAATCCCCACTGTTCGCTATATTCCAATCGTGCCAAATAAGGTCGATTGATATGAACCTGATCTAGCCTGCTATTGACGCCCCAACACTTGATTTTGGTCACCGTGCTGGTGGAGTCAACAACCTCTACAATCCAATAATCCTTACCGTTTTTGGTTTTTCTAGTAATCACGGCGCGTGGAATAAACCAAGCAA